GATCCGGGCGGCCGCAGCCCGCGAGGCCGCCGAAGCCCACGCGGCCCGCGTGGCTGCCGGCAGGGAGGCTGTAGGGAGACAGATGGATCTGCAGTAACCGGACTATTAAGGACTTTTCCGGAAGAAGGTGGATGGAAAGCCCATTTTTGAAGGCGTCGTGAGACCGCGTGGTTTGAGGCGGATCGCTGGCGGGGAGTTTTGCATAGCGTGCTGTTGGGGCGTTTCGAAGCGGCTCGTCGGCATTGGGCAACATCGGTGTCAGCGATGCAGTAGAGTTAGTGGAAAGCCATTTAAACAGGGGTTCAACGGGGGCTGCGAGGGTCTCAACGGGGCGCGCGCGAACTCATCTCAGGGCCTCGGAACCGGGAACTCACCGGCCCACTTCACTTCAGAGTTCCCAGAAAGTAAAAAGTCACAATATCACAAGTGGTTACGTGACCACGAGGGAGATGGACACGGACAGAGAAGTGGGAACTGATTTTCGGCTTCGTCGAAGCTACTGACAGAAGCTCGCGAAACGACTGTGATCCCAGTCGAGATGCGCCGGATGATCGAACTGGGGGTGGCCGTCAGCGTCAACGAGGTTGGTTACACCATATTCGGCGACGACGGATGTCGGTCCAGAAAGGAACTGTGCAGCATGGTCGTCGAGGTGAATGTACGCGTCGATTGTCATGGCTTCTCCCGGTGCAAGGCCACCGCCGATTTGCGGTTCCCAAAACCAAAAGCGGTCCAGCGGCACCTCCTGATCTGGCGATCGCAAAACGCCATCGAAGCGAATGCCGCTAATCACTTGGTCGAATTCGTTCGTGACATCGACAGAAAGGTGAACCAGCCCGTCGGATGCCTTCAGTATGCTAGGAGCAGAGATATCTAGCCCGGCTTCCAGGCAGGAGCGCGGCTCATACACCTGCGCCTGAACTGACGTCGAGCACGCGAACGTAGCGACTGCCAATAGAACCCTGTCAAGTCCTCGCATCACTCTCTCCTTTCGGCGCTTATACCGGCTACCACGCATGGGCCGACCAAACAATCTCTCCCAGGATGCGGAGACGGTTCATGTCGGGTCCGGTGCGGAGTTCGCTGGTGTGGACGGGGTTGTCGGAGGTCAACAGGATGTAGGCATCCTGCTGGGCCTCGACGCGTTTGACCCGTGCCGCGCCGTCCACGTCGATAATAGCATAGACGTGGCGGTCTCTGATCGCCGTGCGCCGTTCATCGATCATGACGAGATCGCCATCGTAAAGAGTGGGGGACATGCTGTCACCGCTGACGCGCAGGAGGCAGGCCTGAGCTGGCGAAATATCACGTTCGCGCAACCAATCGCGACGAAAGGCGAGCGCGCCCTCGAGGCTCACCTCGTCGTTCTCGGCTCCAGCGCCGGCTGCGAGGCGGGCATCGACGCGCGGGATGGCGGCGAAGTCCTCGTGGTCGATCCGGGTGGTGTAGACCGTGCCGGTCTCACGTGGCGGGCCAATGTAAAGTTCGAGACCCAGCGCCGCACATATCGTCTGTGCGCGGTTGATTGAAGTCCCTGACTTCCTTCCTCCCTTCAGGATGCTCCTGATCGAGTCCTCCGGAAGTCCATACTTCTTTTCAACAGCAAAAGCGTTTGTTTCCAACTCATTGAGCCGGTCACGGATCGCATCAGCAAGGGCATTCTCAGCATAGTCCACGAATCGGAGAATTTACCGATAAAGTAGCCGGTTGACTATCGGAAAAAACTCCGGCTAAATAATCGGAAACAAATCCGGGCTACGAAATGACCAAAGAGCAGCTTCTCAAACTTGCCAAGACCTACGCAAGCCACGCAGGTCTCGCCCTGTCCACCGTATCCACCTACGCGGCTGATGCTGGCGGCTTCTTCAAAGGGCTTGAAGGCGAGGCAAGCTGCACGATCAGGAAGATGGATCGCGTGGTCAAATGGTTCGACCGCCATTGGCCGGAGGACCTTGAGTGGCCGTCCGACATCCCTCGCCCGTCCAGGACCAAGGAGACCACGTCATGAGCCCCCGGCGTGAACGCGGAGCGTGGCTGGTGGGCGCGCTGGCAATGACCGGGATGGTGTGGGCCACAGGCAGCGCGGTGATCGTGGTGTCGGTGCTGCGTCCCTCCCCTGTGATCCATCAAGGAGAGACCCATGCGGATCAGTGACCTCATCCCCGATGCCGGGCAGCTTCAGGCCGAGATCGAGGCCATCCCGCAGTCGCAGCGCGTGGCGCTGGCGCTGCAGCTTGTCCGCGATATCGACGAGCCGTCCTGCGCGCTGTCGCTGATGCGGCTGAGCCAGCTTGCGGAGGACCATCACCTCGCGATCCGCAAGGAGCAGTTCATGCGGGAGCGCTCGGCATGAAACGTCTTCTCACGTCTCTTTCGAACACCCGCGTGCGTGCTTGCCTGTATGGCGCGCGGGTCCTGCGCCGCGACCGGTCCCGGTCTGCTTGCCCCGGTCGCGGCGCCTTTTCTGTCATCGGCGATGTGCTGGGGGGGCTGGCGCTGTTCGTCCTGCTCTTCGCGGCGCTCTTTCTCCCGGAGGTGCTGAGATGACGAACCATTCGTGCGCGTGTACGTTCTCAGCCGTTGGGCAAGTCACCGAGCTTCTTGTACTCGTAGCCGTCAAAGGCGAAGAAACCGCCGAGCAGCCGGTGAAGGAACGGAATGCGCAGTCTTTCAAGGCTGTCAAACCCATAGATTGCGTCAATTGCGTCATTGTAAGCCCTGGCGTCGAGAGCCTTGAGCACAGGAGGCTCTTCTGCCGTTATTCGGATCATGCGACTATACCATTCAGCGCACTGGTCCGCAGTCGGTTCACTCACAAGTTCAATGTCAGCCAGCAGGTTGTAGTAGTCTTTTTGCAAGATTTGATGGTCGCGTGCTTGGCGTCCAAAATCAAAGACAAGCTGCGATGCTCCTATCGTCGCGACCCCGGCTCCGATCAGCCTCTGGTCTATCCCTGCGAACGCGAGCAGATCACCAATTGCCGCCGCGCCCAGCAGAACCACCACGAAGTTGAACGTCCGGTTGATGCGCTCGAAGGCTCTGCGCCTGGCAGAATGATAGAGCGCGTTTCTCAAAACGTTGAACCGGATGAGTTCTGGGCTGTCTTGCATGGCTATTCCTTTTTCGGAGGCGGTCCACTCGGCTTGCTCGGCGGGTTGGGTTGTTTCGGGCCTACCGAAGTCCACGGCGTTGGCTGGTTCGGCCCCATGGACCGGGTTTCCACCCACCGTGAATGTAGATCCTTTCCAAGTGAAACGCTTTTGCTGCTCGGCTTGTCGGTCATCGAAATCGTCTCCTTCTGCCTTACTCAGATGGGGATGAGAGGTGGCGGCGGGTGCTTACAACGCCCGTCGCCACCGCTTTGGTACAAGATTTTGTCGCAGATGGGAAGGGGAGCACAACATACGCAAGGAGGCCGACAGATGACAATATCCCCACTCCAAAACTCCACGGCGCAGTTCGTCGTGCCCTTAAGCCTTGCGAGTTTCGGAGGATGGACATGAAATTGCATGTGGAGAAATGGGGTGTCGGCTACGCCGTATTCGAGGGGCGGAAGCGGGTCAGCGGCGTGTACAACTGCCGCGACCGCGCGATGACACGTCTGGAGAATATCGAGACCGAGGCGCGCCAGGCCGCGCATGCGCGTAGCCGCCCCTGCCTGACCTGCGGTGCCGAGTTCTGGAGTACCGGGTTTGGCAACCGGATGTGCGGCGGCTGCCGCGCGCGCGGGTCCGCGCTCGATAACCGCATGCTGGGCTGATGCATCACGCGCCGATCACCTCGCCGCGCCTGCAGCGGGTCCTGGCCGTCCTGAGTGACGGCAGGCCGCATACGACGCGCGAGATCGTGCGCCGGGCGCATGTGGTGGCGGTCAACAGCTGCATCGCGGAGCTGCGGGCGAACAGGGCGGTGATCCTGTGCACCCGCGAGCGAAGGAAGGACCGGCTGATCTGCCGATACACAATGACGAAGGCACCGGAATGATCGAACGTTTAACCTCAATCACGGAGCTGCCGGTAGGAGCGATCCACATCGAAGGCCGCCTGCGTGACGTTTCGGCGAGTGGGGTAGCCACATTGGTGGAGACGATCCGCGAGAACGGGTTCGTCGGTCGTATCACGGTGCGCCGCAAAAAGGACGGCGACTATGTCCTGGACGGCGCGCACCGCCTGACCGCTATGCGGGAGCTCGGGGCGGACACGATCCCCTGCGACGTGGTGCGCTGTTCCGATGCCGAGGCCGCGATGTTCGAGATCGACGGCAACCTCGCCGGGGCCGACATGAGCACGCTGGACGAAGCCTATTTCCTCGCGCGCCGACGCGAGGCCGTCCAAAAACTGCATCCGGAATTGAAGCAGGGGATGGGGGGTGCAGCTGCGCGCTGGTTCCAACTGAATTTCAGTTCACTTGCACAGAGCATTGCCGAGAAGCGCAGCATTTCCGAGCGTCAAGTTTACAAGATCATGGCGGCCGGGGCGACACTTGATCCCCATGATTACCGGATGCTGCGCGAGGCACCGAAACCCGTGGCTCTCGCTGATCTGATCGAGATCGGCAAGATCAAGGGGACGGTCGAGCGGTATGACGTGGTCCAAGCGCTTGCGGTCGGTACGGCGAAGAGCGCAAAGGCCGCGCGCAAGGCCTACGCAGCGGAGCGCGGCGAAGCCCCATCCGCGAAGGACCCTGTTGACGATGCGTTCAACCGGTTGCGCAACACGTTTGAACGGGCACCGATGGCCGCAAGGCGGCGGTTCGTCGAGGCCTATCTCGACACGTTGGCCTCCCTTGTCGAGGACGCGCAGGGAGGGCCGGCCGAATGAGCACCCGCCCCGACCGAGAATGGTGGACCGCCGCCGAGATCGCCGCCGCGGGCTTGCCCGACATACCCGGCACAAAACGCGGTGTGACCAAGCTCGCCCAGCGGATGAGTTGGTCCGAGCAGACTGGCAAGTCGCGACGCCGCAAAGGGCGCGGCGGCGGGCGGGAATTCCACTGGTCGCTCTTTCCTGTCCGCGCGCAGAGCTGGCTGCTGGCACAGGCGGCGAAGGTGGACGCGCCACCAGATGAGCGCCCCGCGCGCGAGGAGGCCTGGTCGGCTTTCGAGAAGCTGCCCGAGAAGCCCAAGGCCGAGGCGGCGGCGCGGCTGGCCAGCATCCAGAAGGTCGAGGCGCTGGAGCGTGGCGGCCTGACGCGCGACCAGGCCGTGCGAGATGTGGCGCGCCTCGATGGCGTTGCGGGGCGCACGATCTGGAACTGGCTGGGCATGATCGACGGGGTGCGCAGCGACGATCGCCTGCCCTACCTTGCGCCACGGCACCGGCTGGCAAAACGGCGCAGTCGCGCGCGGGAGATCGATCCGGAATTCGGCGCGCTCATCAAGAGCGATTACCTGCGCCCCGAACAACCGAGCATGTCGGCGGTCTATGATCGTTGTGTGCGGCTGGCCCGTGCCCGCGGGATCGAGGCCGCGCCGCTGCACACTGTGCGGCGCTGGTTCCGGCGCGAAGTGAGCGAGCCGACGGTGGTTCTCAAGCGCAAGGGGCTCGACGCGCTGAAGACGCTGTACCCCGCCCAGGTGCGCGACCGCTCGCAAATGCACGCGATGGAAGGCGTGAACGGCGACTACCACCGCTTCGACGTCTTCGTGCGATTTCCGGCCTCGGACGGCATTCCGGAAGAGATCGCGCGGCCACAGATGGTCGCCTTCCAGGACCTGTTTTCAGGCCGTCTGCTCAGCTGGCGGGTGGACAAGACGCCCAACAGTCACACGGTTCAGCTCTGCACCGGCGACATGATCGAACGCTGGGGCATTCCCGAGCATGTTCTGCTGGACAACGGCCGGGAGTTCGCGGCCAAGCTGATCACCGGCGGCACGCAGACGCGCTATCGCTTCAAGGTCAAGGAGGACGATGTCCCCGGCTTGCTCACCAGTCTGGGTTGCCAAATCCACTGGGCCACGCCCTACTCGGGGCAGTCCAAACCGATCGAACGCGCGTTCCGCGATCTGTGCGACCGCGTCGCGAAGCATCCGCGGCTGGCTGGCGCCTATACCGGCAATGCACCCGACGCCAAACCCGAGAACTACGGCAACCGCGCAGTGGCGCTGGAAGAGTTTCTCGAGATCCTGGCCGAGGAAATCGAGCTGCACAACATGCGTCCCAACCGCCGTTCGGAAGTCGCCTGGGGGCGGTCTTTCGCCGAGGTTTTCGACGAGAGCTACGCGCAGGCCCCGATCCGAAAGGCCACCGAGGAACAACGCCGCCTGTGGCTGATGGGAGCCGAGGGGCTGAGGCCCGCCATGCGCGATGGCGCGATCACCTTCATGCGCAATGTCTATTGGGCAGACTGGTTGATCGAGCATCGCGGCGAGAAGGTCGTGGCACGCTTCGATCGCGCCGCGCTCTGGGACGGGCTGCACATCTACGCGCTGAGCGGCGAATACCTCGGCCATGCCGAGTGCCGCGAGAAGGTCGGGTTCTTCGATGTCGAACAGGGCCGCGTGCACGAGAAATCCCGCCGCGCATGGATGCGGGCCGAGCGCGACGCGGCGGACGCGCACAGGGTCTACACGGCGGCCGAACTCGGACAGGGGCTTGCCGCGCTTGACGATGGCCCACCGGAGGACCCTGTCGAGGCCCGCGTCGTGCGCATGGTGCCCGACCAACGCCCCCGGGAGGAGACACCCGCACCATCCGACGAGGCCCCACAGGCGGCATTCATCGCGGACTTCGAGGAGCGTCGGCGCGCCCGGCAGGCGGGCGAGGATGACAGCGGCGATGACGATCCGCGCGTTCGCTTTGCCCGCGCGCTGGAACTGGAGCGCAACGCCGAGGCGGGCGAGGCGCTGACCCGTGACCAGCGCCGCTGGCTCGCCTCCTACCAAGGGTCGAGCGAATACCGCACCTGGACACGAATGGTCGAAAGCCACGGCGAAGAAGTTTTGCAACGAGGATGAAAAGAGAGGACAGATGACCGAGCAGACACTGCCATCCATCGCGCCGCTGCGGAACGTTGCTGCGCTTGATACGCTGGTTGACCGCGTGCGCAACCGGTCCTTCAGCCTGCCCGGCATGGCGACCTTCTACGGTCCGTCGGGCGACGGCAAATCCACCGCGGCGATCTGGGTCCGCACAGCCTACGACGCGGTCCTCGTCCAGTGCGTAGACACATGGACCCGCACGGACCTGTGCCGCGCCATCCTGCGCGAAATGGGACTGGAGGCGCGCGGCACCCTGCACATGATGGCCGAGCGGATCGCCGAAAACCTCGCCCTGACCGACCGTGTCCTGCTGATCGACGAGGCTGACATCCTGATGAAGAAACGGATGATCGAGGTCACGCGCGGCATCTACGAAATGAGCCAGGCACCGGTCATCCTCATTGGCGAGGAGCAGATGCCCCAGAAGCTCAGGGCGTGGGAGCGCATCCACAACCGCATGCTCGACTGGGTGCCCACGCAGCCCGGCGAGATGGCCGATCTGCGGCATCTTGCCAAAATCTATGCACCGGGCATCGAGATCGACGAGGCGCTGGCGAAACGCATCCTGAAGGAAAGCGAGCGCTCGATCCGGCGCATCTGCGTGAACCTCGACAGCCTGCGCGAGGCGGCCCAGCTGGGCGGCCACACCCGCATGACGCAGGAGAACTGGGGCAGCCGGCGGTTCTTTACCGGCGAAGCTCCGGCCCCGCGGGGCGGGACGAGGAGGAGCGCATGACGTCGCCTGAGCTCACGACGGACACGATGGCAGCCGTGTGGACAGCAATCGTGGAGGCCGGGGACCGTGGCATCAAATCTCCCGAGATCATGGAAATCACGGGGGTCGCCGAGTCCACCCTTCAGCACATGCTCGCGCGCTGGGAGCGCGCGGGCTACCTGGAAACGGAGGGCGACAAATCACGCAACCGCATCTTTCGCGCGGCCGGTGGCCGGTCACGTCCGCCTTGCGGCCCCAAGGAATACCGCCTGTGGCAGGCGGCGCGGGGGCTGCGGTCGTTCTCGGCAACCGATCTGGCCGCCCATGCGAGCGTCGAGGACGGCCCGGTGACACCGGAGGACGCACGCGCCTATTGCCGGATGCTGCTGTCGGTCGGGTATCTCCGCGTGCGGCAGAAGGCCCGCGCCGGGGAACGGCCCGCGCGCTACACGCTGATCCGCGACACCGGCCCCAAGGCACCGCTCAAGCGGCGGGTGACGGTGTTCATCGATCCCAACACCAATGAGCGCATCCTGCCGGAGGGTCTGGCATGAGCTTTGTCGAGACCGCGAAGGAGCATTGGGGCGACGAGCTGCCGGATTGGGTGCGGCGCCTGGCAGAGGAAGCGGACGCCACGAGCCAGAACCGGGTTGCCCGTCGCGTGGGCTACACAGCCGGCGCGCTGAGCAGCGTGTTTCGCTGCCGCTATGGCGCGAGCATGGCCGGGATCGAGGAACAGGTGCGCGGGGTTCTGATGAAGAAGACCGTCACCTGCCCTGTCCTGGGCGAGATCGGTGCTCATGACTGCCGCGCTTGGCGCGGTCGTGCCCGGTCATTCAGCAGTCACAACGCACTGAGCGTCCGGATGTTCCGGGCGTGCAAGAGGTGTCCGATGAACAAGGGAGCCGACGATGCAGCAACCTGATCCCATCACGCCGGACGTGCTGCGCCTGGCCAAGGCGCGCGTGCGCCCCGGCCATATCGCCAAAGAGCTCGGCGTGACGCGCCAGCGCGTCTACATGCGCATCGGTTGGCTGCGCCGGAACGGGGAGGATATCCCCGAGTTTCCCCGCGGTCCGCTACACCGGACGAAAACCCGCGAGCCTCGGCTCTCGCGGCTGCCCAGCGACGTGAAACACCGTCTTGCGGAGATCGCCGAAGCCCGCGGTCAGAGCATCGGACAGTTCGCGACGCGGCTGCTCACCGTCATCGCCCGCGATGATCTGGTGGACGCGATACTCGACGACGGGGAGAGACAGCCATGAGCGCCCCGGAAATCGATCGCTGGAGCCGTGAGGAGATGCAGCGCCTTGCTGCCAGTGGCGTTGCCAAGGTGGACCTGCTCGGCCCGCGCGGCACGACGCTGTGCTCGATGGACGAGATCGCCGCGATGGCAGCCGTTTGCGCGCTCAATGGCGTCGGTCCCCGCCTGCTTTCAACACCCCCTTCAACAGGAGACAAACATGTCTGAGTTCAACCCCCATCCCGTACCGCCAGGCATCATCGAGGAGAACGGCCGCCGCAAGATGATCGATGGCAAGGGCCGCGAAGTTCCAGTCGACCTGGTGCGTCCCCAGGACCAGCTGATGGACGAGACGGTGCGCAAGATCGCGGGCTTCGCGCTGGCGCTGAGCGATCAGCTGCGGCGCTTCAAGGAGCACACGTTCGACGATATCTCGGCCTTCGAGGCGATCCTCGCACAGGAATACGAAACCAGCATCGGTGGAGCCAAGGGCAACAAGACGCTCACCTCCTATGACGGGCTCTACAAGGTCGAGGTGCAGGTGCAGGACCGGGTGGATTTCGGGCCGGAGCTGCAGGTCGCCAAGGGGCTGATCGACGAGTGCCTCAATGAGTGGTCCGCCGACAGCCGCCCCGAAATCCAGGCGATCGTTACCCGCGCCTTCAACACCGACAAGGAAGGCCAGATCAACCGCGCGGAGATCTTCATGCTGCTGCGGCTCGACATCGAGGACCACCGCTGGCGGCGCGCCATGGACGCGATCCGCGACGCCATGCGCGTGGTTGGCAAGGCGACCTACGTGCGCGTCAAGCACCGCCCCGACACCGAGGCCCACTGGCAGACGGTGCTGCTCGATATCGCGAAGGTGTGAGGGGATGGCCGCGCTCGGACCGAAGCTCCGTCGCATCGCGAACAGCCATGTCGGGTTTTTCTGCCCGGGCTGCCGGATGATGCACGTCATCCGTATCGGCGGCGATCGAGGTCAGGGGCCGCTTTGGTCCTGGAGCGGGGACGAGGAACGGCCGACATTCATGCCGAGCATCTACGTCAACCGGCCGGGGCGGCTGCACAATCCGGCGGTGCCCTCCTGTCACAGCTATGTCGATGCTGGTCGCATCCGGTTCCTGCCCGACAGCACGCACGCTCTCGCGGGCCAGATCGTCGATCTTCCCGACCTGACGGCGGAGGGATCATGTCAGACCATATGACCGCCGCCCATTACCGCGCCCGAGCCACCAAGAGGACGGGGGATACCGCATGAACCGGTCCCTCCAGAAGCTCATCTTCGCCGCTTGCCGTCAGCTGGGCCTCGACGACGACGCACGGCGCGATTTGCAGGTGAGCGTGACCGGCAAGGCATCGTTGCGCGACATGGACGACCGCGAGCTGAAGCTTGTGGCGGACCGGTTAAAGACAAGCGGGTTTGTGGATCAGAAAACCCGAAATCCGCGCCACAAGCCCGCGCCGCGCGCCGATCTGCGCATGATCCACGTGCTCTGGCGCAAGCTTGGCGAGGCGGGCGCGCTGCGCGATCCGACGCGCCGGGGCCTCAACACGTTCATCCGCAAGCGGTTCGGGCCGAGGTGGGGCTCGGTCCCCGCCGACGTGGACATGCTGCGCGAGTGGCACCAGATCGACGCGGTCATCCAGGCGCTCAAGGAGTGGGGTCAGCGCGAAGGCGTCGATTTCGACTGGGGGGATCACCGGAAATGAAAAAGCCCCGCCACCCGGTCACCGATCACGCCGTGCTGCGCTACCTCGAACGCGCCGAGGGCGTGGATGTCGAGGGTATCCGGCGGATGATCGGCCGGCGCGTGGATCGCGCGGTGGAGATGGGGGCCTGCGGCATACAGGCGGACGGGCTCACGTTCCGGCTGGAACAGGGCGTGGTGGTCACCGTCTACGAGACGAACCGGCCGGAGCGTGGCCGGGCGGTCCGGCGAAAGGTGCGGCCATGAGCAGACAGCTGCCGGGACTGGCCGGAGAGATCGAGGCGGTGATCGGCCTTGAGCTCACCGCCAAGCTGCTCAAGGAGCGCGGCGGCACGGACGTCTCGATCCCGCTGCGCGCGAAAGGCTCCGCGCTGGCGAAGATCGTGGGACAGCGGGCCTGCGAAGCGCTCATCCGGGAGATCGGTCCGGGCAAGATCGCCCTGCCCTGCGCTGGCTTTCGCGGCCGCGACGCAGAGCGAGCCGAGCGCAAGCGCCGGGCGATGGAGATGCTGCGCGCCGGCCACAGCCTGCGCGAGGTGGCGCTGCAATGCGATCTGGCGCAGCGGACCGTGTCGAACTATCGCGACGAACTGGCAGACGACCGGCAAGGCAAGCTTCCCCTTTGACAGGTGCCCGGTAATCGGGGAGTGTTGCGCAGCGCCACCGTGCCACTGCCCTAGAATGCGTGCAGGGCTTACCGGGCCGGGGCGGCATGCCATGTTGGCCGGGACAACGATCCCGGACCCGTCATGCACCAAGTCACCGAAATCGCCAAAGAGATCGTCGCCCGCGAGGGGGGCTTCGTCAATGATCCCGATGATCCGGGCGGGGCCACGAATTACGGCGTGACGATCCACACGATGCGCAGGCTGGGCCTCGATCTCGACCGCGACGGCGATATCGACGCTGCCGACGTGCGCCGGATGACGCGCGCGCAGGCGGTTGATATCTTCATCGAACACTACTTCCACCGTCCCCGGATCGACGAGCTGCCCGAGACGCTGCAGGCCAGCGTATTCGACATGCAAGTAAATGCCGGCGCGAACGCGATCAAGATACTGCAACGGCTGGTCACGCAGATGGGCTTCCCGGCGGTGGCAGATGGCGTGATCGGCCCGGCAACGCTACGCGCGGTGCGGGCGGCGGCTGAGGCCGCGCCCAATTACATCGCGGATGCCTACGCCATTGCACGGCGCAACTACTACCTCCGCCTCTCCGAGGCACGCCCGACCCTGCGCAAGTTCGCGCGCACCCGCTCGGGCGGCAAGGGCGGCTGGATCAAGCGCGCCGAAGAGTTCATGGCGCCGCGATACCGCCTGTCGGATGTGGAGTTTCAAAGGAGGGTTTCAGCATGGGCTGGCTGAGGACAATCCTCGGGGCCGTTTTCGGCGGCGGGCGCAACGTGATCGCCGAGACGGCCGAGGTATTCAGACCGAATGCCGAGGCAGCTGATCGGAGGGCCGCGAGCGCACAGGCCGCGGCGCTGCGTCAGATGGCATCGGAGTTCGGAGGCGTGCAGGGGCCGTGGGGGCGTTTCGTCGACGGGCTCAACCGCCTGCCGCGCCCGATGATGGCCTTCGGTTGCATTGGCCTCTTCGCCTCGGCGATGGCCGATCCGATCTGGTTCGCGGAGCGGATGCAGGGGCTTGCTCTGGTGCCCGAGCCGCTCTGGGCGCTGATGGGCGCGATCGTCGCGTTCTACGTTGGTGCGCGCGAGATGCACAAGTTCCGCGGTAGCTCGATGCAGAAAGAGGCCGCGCGGATCATCGCGCAGGCCCCGGAGGTGGCGCGCAACGTCGCCCGCCTGCGCGCCTTGCGCCATGACAGCCCAGGCGTCGCGGACCCCGGTCCGGATGCCAAGGTGGCGTTGGAGGCGACGCGCGAGGCCGAGAACCCGGCAATCGAGGATTGGAGACGGGCGGCATGATCGACTGGGACCTGTTCTGGAAAGCGGCGGGTGTGGTCCTGCCGCTGCTCGTGGCGCTCTATACCTTCGTGGCGACCCGTCGGAAGGACCTGGACCGCAAGTTAGAGGAGGGCCGCGCCAGGATGGACCGGCACGCGGGCCGGATCGACCGGATCGAGCAGACCCTGCAGAGCATGCCCGGCAAGGACGACATGCATTCGCTGCAGCTCGAGCTCATCAAACAGACCGGCGCGATGGAGAAGATGGCGGCCGTGATGGAGGGCAACGCCAAGATCACCGAACGGCTGGAGATCATCGTCACCCGGCACGAACAACACCTGCTCGATGGAGGCAAGAAGTGAGCGACTATCAGGCAACCCTGCGCAAGCACCGCCGCCTGGCGATCCTGCGCCATCTGGAACAGGTCTCTGGCTACACGACCAACGCCTCGATCCTGCGTGACGTCCTGCATGGCGTGGGCGTGGGGTCGACCTTCGACCAGGTGATCACCGAGCTGACATGGCTTCAGGAGAACGGCATGGTCACGATGCACGACCACGGTGACTTCGTGATCGCCGAGGCCACGATGCGCGGTATCGAAATCGCACGCGGCGAGGCCACGCATCCAGATATCCAGCGCCCCCGCGCCCGGAGGCTCTGATCGTGCCCCGCCCCCGCAAGGTCGATCTGATGCCCGAAGAGCTGCGCGGCTGGCTCAAGGAAGAGCTCAAGGCGCGCGGCTTCTCCGATTACGAGGGGCTGGCCGACGATCTGAACTTTCGGCTGGAGGAAGCCGGGATGCAGCTTCGCATCGGCAAGAGCGCGGTGCACAATTTTGGGCAGGAATATGAAGAGTTCGTCAAGTACCAGGAGGAGGCGAGCGCCTGGGCCGCCGGCTGGATGAATGACAACGGGCTGGAGGAGGAGGCACAGCGCCACAACGTCCTGTTCCAGATGATCACCACGCTGGCCTTCAAGGTGATGCAGGCGCAAATGACCAAGCAGGGCGGTGAGATCGAGCCGCGCGAGCTGCACTTCCTCGGCAAGATGCTCAAGGACGTGATGAGTTCGTCGGGTATCCGCGAGAAGCTGGTGGCCGAGGAGCGCGCGCGGGCCGCCCGTGAGGCGCGAGAGAGCGCAGCAGAGACCGCCGTCAAGGCGGCGCACGAAGCGGGCATGTCCGAAGACATGGCGGAGGAGATCAAGTCGCGCATCCTGGGGGTGGGCTGATGCCGGTACCGACACCGCAGGACATGGCCTACGCCGCGCAGGTTCTGGTCGGCGATCATAACTGGCGCGAGGGGCCGACAGGTCCCGCACTCGCGGCGTGGCTGTTCGGTCGGCGCACCCGGTTCACGCATCTGGGCATGCGTTGCACCATCGCGTGGTGGCGCGGCAAACCATACCTCGTCGGTCTGCGGGAGGCGCAGTGATGGCGACGCCCGCGCAAGTGGCGAACGATATGATCGCCCAGGCCCGGTATTTTAAAGGGCGTGATAAAGCGATCTTCAAGGCCTGCACCGACGCGGCGCGCGTGATCCGCCTCCACCTCGATGGCCAAAAGGTTGACGGGCGAACCTATGGGGGCCTGCACCACCGGCTTGTGGATATGGAGATGAACTCCCGCGCCTCTTACTTCGCCGTTCGCTCCAATCTGACGCGCGCGCGGATAACACTGGAGCAGCTTCACCGGGAGGCTACCCGATGAACGCGCCGGTCAGTCGCGAGGAATGGGAGCGCCAGCGCCGCGAGGCGATGGATGCCATCCCCGAGCTGGTGGAAGAGGCCGGGCTGCCTAGCGTGCTTCTTCCCTACCAGGCCAAGGCGGTTCGCCTGCTCGACAGCGTGTCGGAGACGGCCGTGCTGGTAATCGAGAAATCCCGCCGGATCGGGTTGACCTGGGCGCTGGCGGCCTATGCCGTGCTGCGCGCCGCGCGCAGGAAAAGCGCGGACGGCATGGACGCCATGTACATCTCCTACAGCCAGGAGATGACACGCGAGTTCATCGACGCCTGCGCCATGTGGGCGCGGGCCTTCAACGAGGCGGCGGGCGAGATCGAGGACACGATCTTCGCCGATCGCGACGACACCGGCGACAAGTCGATCCAGGCATTCCGTATCCGGTTTGCCAGCGGGTTCGAAATCCTCGCCCTCAGCTCGGCCCCGCGATCCCTGCGTGGCAAGCAGGGCGTGGTGATCATCGACGAGGCCGCCTTCGTCGACAATGTGGAGGAGTTGCTGAAAGCGGCACTGGCGTTTCTCATGTGGGGCGGACAGGTGATCGTCTGTTCTACTCATGACGGCGACGACAACCCGTTCAACCGGATGGTTCAGGACGTGCTGTCGGGCAAGCTGCCCTATACCCATCTCAAGATCGATCTCGACCAGGCGCTGCGCGACGGGCTCTACCAGCGGATATGCCTCGTGCGCGGCAACACCTGGTCACCCGAAGCGGAGGCCGACTGGCGGCAGGACCTCGTGGCGTTCTACGGGGATGGTGCGGACGAGGAACTCTTCTGCATCCCGCGTCGCGGCTCCGGAGCCTACATCTCCGGGGCCTCGGTCGAGGCCTGCATGACGGACGCGCACCACGTGGCGCGCCTGACCTGCCCGCCCGGCTTCGAGCTCAGGGCGGCGGACGAGCGGCGCGCCTATGTCCAGTCCTTCCTCGACAACGAGGTGGCCCCGCACCTCAAGCGCTTCGATCCGGAACGGCTCAGCGCGCTCGGGGAGGACTTCGGGCGCAGTTCGGACCTCACGGTCCTGACCGTCGGGCAGGAGCGGGCCGATCTGACCGTTGTCGTGCCGCTGGTGGTCGAGCTGAGGAACATGCCGATCGAGCAGCAGTTCCAGGTGATCTGCTTCATCTGCGACCATCTGCCCCGCTTCGTCGCCGGCAAGTTCGACGCGACCGGCAACGGGCTGGGCCTGGCCGAACGCGCGCAGGAGCGATACGGCTACGACCGGATCGAGGCGGTGAAGCTCAGCCAGGGGGAATACCTCGAACACGGTCCCCGCCTGAAGCAGCATTTCGAGGACCGCACGATCGAGCTGCCGCGCGACAGTGACGTGAAGGACGACATGCGCGCGGTCAAGCTCGTGCGCGGCATTCCCACGATCCCGGACACGAGGAAGAAGGGCCGGCATGGCGACGCCTTCGTCTCGCTCATGCTGCTCTGCTCAGCGCTCAAGATGGACTACCAGGAACACAGTTACGCCGCGGTCCCGCGCGGCGGGCGCGCCGAGGATGACGGCCGCCGCGTGAGCGTGACCGCGGGCTTCAATGCCAGGGAGGGCATCTGGTGATGGCGATTGCAGACCTCTTCAACAGGGTATTCAAGGCCCGCCCGAAAGACCTTTCCGAGCCGCAGGCCGAGGGCGGTATCGCCGGCGTGCGCAGCGCCTGGGCCGAAAGCGTCGCGGCCGGGCTTACTCCCGCGCGCATGTCCGCCATCCTGGCCGATTGCGACAAGGGGGAAATCGAGGCCTTCATGACGCTCGCCGAGGAGATGGAGGAGCGCGATCCGCACTACGCCTCGGTCCTAGGCCAGCGCAAGCGCGCGATTTCCGGGGTCACCCCGACGGTGAAGCCCGCATCCGAGGCGGCGCGCGACAAGGAGATCGCTGAGGCCGTGACGCGATGGATTGCCGAGCACGAAGGTTTCCCCGGTCTGGTCGAAGACCTGCTCGACAGTCTCGCGAAGGGCTTCTCGGTGGTCGAGATCGACTGGCGCACGGATCGCGAAGCCTGGGCGCCTGCCGGGTTCATCTGGCGGCCGCAGCGCTTCTTCCAGTTTGACCGGGAAACCGGCCGGGAGCTCAGACTGCGTGACGAGGCGGACGCGGTCAATGGCGTGCCGCTGCGCCCGCACAAATTCGTCCGCCACACGGCTAAGCTGAAATCCGGGCACGCCTTCCGCGGCGGGCTGGCGCGCGTCGTGGCCTTCAGCTGGCTGTGCAAGGCCTACACGCTCAAGGACTGGATGGCCTTCGTCGAGCTCTACGGCCTGCCGCTCAGGCTGGGCCGGTATGGTCCCGGGGCCTCGCAGAAGGATATCGCCACGCTCTTCCGCGCAGTGGCCAATATCGGCACGGACGCGGCGGCGGTGATCCCGAAGTTCATGGATATCGAGTTCGTGGACACCAAGAGCGGCACCGGCACGCAGCCGATCTTCGAGAACCTTGCCCGCTACGTGGACGAGCAGGTATCGAAGGCGGTGCTCGGCCAGACCATGACAACCGATGACGGTTCGTCGATGGCACAGGCAAAGGTCCACAACGATGTGCGCCTCGACATCGCGCAGGCGGACGCGCGTTCGGTCAGCGCTGCGATCAACCGGGATCTGGTCACCCCGTTCGTCAAGCTCAACTACGGGGCCGACGCCGTGCCACCTCGGCTTCTGATCGAGATCGATGAACCGGAAGATACCGAGAAACTGGTCAAGAACGTCACCGGGCTTGTGGGTGCCGGCGTGCGGTTCAACGAGGCCGAGATACGTCGCCGGGTGGGCATGTCCGACCCCGAGAAGGGTGATGCGGTCATAGGTAATGCTCCGGCTGAACTCCGCACGCCCGTGGAGAAGGCGCGCGCGCATGAGGCCAGCCGTCGGTTTGCGTTGGCCCGCGAGGACGGCCCGGACGATGAGCTCGACCTGATCCGGGACGAGATGCTGGCGGACTGGGAGCCGGTGATGAACGAGGTGCTCGACCCCGTGCGCGGCGCGATCGAGGGTGCGCAGAGTTACGAGGACGCACTGGAGCGACTGGCCGCGCTGGACGGACTGCCCGCGTCACGGCTCATCGAGGCGCTGGTGAAGGGCATGTTCGAGGCGCGCGCCACGGGGGACACAACGGAGCACTGAGCCTGATAGAAACGATTGCCCCCTCGTTCAGGCTGGTGGTTTGGGGGGCAGGCAGAAGAAAGGAGCAAGCTATGTGACCGCAGCGAGGCTCAAGCTGGTTGGCGAAAGAACCAGCACGGTAAGTGCCGTTCATATTTGGTTAGCCGGCGCTCAGTGAAAGAGTGCCGGCCTTCCTAAGATGAGCGCAAATCCAAGAAGGCAGGCATGGCTGATCATCCCGACCGCCCCGGCTACAGCTTCAACGACGGCCCACCGCCGGAGGTCAGCCGGTTCTTCGCGAACAAGGGGCTGCAGCCGTCGTTCTCCTGGGCGGATGTCGAGCCCGAGGAACACGCCGTCGCCTTCGCCGTGGCCAAGGCTGGCACGGTGGACGTGCTCAGCACCATCCGCGACGAGGTGCAGCGCGCGATTGATGACGGTCTGCCCTTCCGCGAGTTCCAGCGCAACCTGCAGCCGCGCCTCGAGAAGCTCGGCTGGTGGGGATTTGGCGAGGCGCTCGACCCGCGCGATGGCCAACGCCGCGCCGCGCGGTTGGGCACGCCGCGTCGGTTGCGCACGATCTTCGATGCGAACCTGCGCTCGGCGCGCGCGGCCGGGCAGTGGGAGCGCATTCAACGGACCAAGGATGCCCTGCCCTATCTCGAATACAGGCTCGGTCCGAGCGAACGGCACCGTCCGCACCACGAGGCCAAGCAGGGTCTGGTGCTGCCTGCCGACGATCCGTTCTGGTCGCAGTGGTACCCACCCAACGGCTGGGGCTGCAAATGCTGGGTGCGCCAGCTGACCGAGGCGGAGGCGCAGGAGCGCGGCATCAGCGACAGCCCGCCGGTGCCCACCCGCGAGTGGACGAACCGGCGCACCGGCGAAATCAAGCAGGTTCCGGTCGGGATCGATCCCGGCTGGGAGCGCAATCCGGGGCGGGTTCGGCAGGCCGCGATGGAGAAGCTGCTCCGGGACAAGCTCGCCGCGGCCGACCCGACCGTGGCGCGCACCGTGGCCCGCGACGTGGCCACGTCGTGGCGCGTGGAGCGGATGTTCGCAGGGCAAGCCCCTGGCACGGTTCCCGTCGCGGTCCTGAGCGAACCGGTCCAGACCGCGCTTGGCGCACGAACTCCGATCGTGCAGATGCGCGATGACGTTGCGGCCAAGCTGCGCCGGAAACACCCGGAAGTGGGAGCGGAGACGCTTGCGCTCTTCGTCGATGCGATCGACCACGGCCCGGCCGCCGTCCAGACGTCTGACCGCCACGACACGCTTCTCTTCCTGGTACCCGGTGACAAACCCTGGCTGCTGGCGATCAAGCACCTGGCCGAGAAGAACGAGCTGTGGCTCAGCACCGCGCACCGCACCGAGCTGCGCAAGTGGCGCGCCAAGCTGCGACGTCCGGGTATAACCGTCGTGAGAGAATAGCACCCGGATGGTCGGACCCCCATCGCGGCACACTGGGCCGGCTCTCCGTTTGGCTCGGGTGCCCACAGAGAATGGCAGTTTGGCCCCCGAAAATCAAGAAACCCGCGCTCGTGCCGATCGTTTTCCGGCGTGCGGAGACGCAATGGCCCCGTCCAGCCAATTTGAATACCGTTTTAATACCCTTGCGCGGGTTTCACGGCCCATCTACCGTGGGAGGGCCAGCGGCGCTCTGTGGAGCGCTCAGCGCCTGTCTCCCAAATCCTCATCTGTCCTGCCCGCCGCCCCTGAACGCGTGCAAGGGTGATTAGGCGCGCGCGGGGTGGGACTGTGCGCTCATGTCGAAGCCACACAGCACCCACTTTTCAACGATCGAACTCGCCTCGGAGAAGGGCGGCGCACCGGAGTGGGTCGCGCTGACCCCTCCTGGTCCGGAGCTCGCCGCAACGGACGGACGCAGGCATCGCCTGTCCGATCCCGAAAGCGTCGTGGCCGAGTTCAAGTCCCGCGGCGTGATCATTCCCATTGACGTCGAGCACGCCACCGAAGTGCGCGCACCGCGCGGCGAAGCGGCACCGGCCTACGGATGGGTCCGCGACATGGAGGTGCGCGACAGGGCGATCTGGGCGCGCGTCGACTGGACCGCCCAGGGTGCCGAATGGGTGGCCTCCGGCGCCTACAAGTTTCTCTCGATCGGGTACTTCGTCGACAAGGCCTCGGGCGAGATCAAGCGCATCAAGTCCGCCGGGCTGACCAACACACCCGGCTTCAGAATGCCCGAGCTCGCACGGGCGGATAATGACAAGGAGACCGACATGGACAAGGACGTCCTTGAGGCGTTGGGGCTCAAGCCCGACGCAACGACCGCCGACGCGGTGGCCAAGATCACCGATCTGAAAAGCACGGTGGAAACCGCCCGCGCGGGGCCGGACCGCGACAAGTACGTGCCCAGGGCGCAGCACGAGGCCGCCCTGGCGCGGATCGACAAGTTCGAGCAGGCCGATACCGCCCGCGCCACCCAGGAGCTCACGGGGCTCGTGGAGGAAGGCATCGAGGCAGGCAAGATCGCGCCGGCCGCCAAGGATGACTTCATCGAGATGGCGCGCGCCCAGGGCACGGAGAAGTTCCGCGCGACTCTGGACAAGATGCCCCGCGTCGTCGGCGGCACCGAAGAGATGGACGAGAAGGCGCGCGCCGATACCGCCGCCGGCAAGTCCGGCCTGAGCGCGGAGGACATCGCCGTCGCCCATGCCCTGGGCGTCCCCGAGGCGGAATTCGCCAAGGCGAAACAAGAGCAGGAGGCCTGATAAATGGCAATCGTTACCCCACAGCTGCTGACCGCCCTCAATACGGGCTATCGGCGTGAGTTCCAGCAGGCCTACGATGCCGCCAAGGAGGAAAGCTTCTGGCAGAGCGTGGCCACCCGTGTGCCCTCTTCGAGCGCCTCGAACACCTACGGCTGGCTGGGCGACTTCCCGGCGCTGATCGAATGGGTCGGCTCGCGTACCGTCAAGGACATGAAGGCGCATGGCTACGAGCTGGTCAACAAGCTCTACGAGAGCACCGTCGGCGTGCCCCGCACGTCGATCGAGGACGACAGCTACGGCGTCTACGGCCCGCTCATGGCGACCATGGGGATGGAGGCCGCGCAGCACCCCGACCGGCTGATCTCTGACCTGATCGCGGCGGCCGACAGCACCCTGTGCTTCGACGGGCAGAACTTCCTCGACACCGACCATCCGGTCTATCCCAACGCGGACGGCACCGGCGTGGCCGCCACGGTGTCGAACTACGACGACGATGCCGCGTCGGGCGATCCTCTCTGGCTGCTTCTCGATACGCGCAAGCCGCTCAAACCGTTCATCTTCCAGGAGCGCACCAACCCGGAGTTCGAGGCCAAGACCGATCCGCGCAACTCGGATGCGGTGTTCGATACCGACACGTTCCGCTACGGTATCCGGTACCGCTGCAACGCTGGCCTCGGCTTCTGGCAGATGGCCTATGGCAGCCGCAACGACCTGACCGCGGCCAACTTCGAGGCCTACCGCACGGCCATGCGCAAGTGGACCGCTGATGGCGGGCGTCCGCTGGGCATCAAGCCCAATGTCTGCCTGGTCTCGCCCGACAACGAGAGCGCGGCACGCCGCCTGTTCGAGACCATGGTGGACGTCAACGGGGCGTCGAACCCCCATTACCAGGCCTGCGAGGTCATCGTTACCTCGTGGCTGCAGTAACGGAGGGGCAGATGACACACCGCTTTATCGCCGCCGTGCGCACGCGCGAACGTCAGCGCGCTGGCCTGCGCGGTATCTACCGCGCCGGGCGTTTCTGGCCCGACGCGGGCACGGTGGTCGCCTCCGGAGACCTCGGGGATGCCGACTGGAAGCGGCTGATGGACGAGCCGCTCCTGCACATCCGCGAGGCCACCGCCGAGGAGATCGAGGCCGCCGCGGCGGGCGCGTCCGAGACTACCACGCCCGAGACGGTGATCGACGAGCTGATGCGCGTCATCCCCGGGCTCGGCGCGGGGGACTTCACCGAGGGTGGCCTGCCCAAGCTCAAACCGCTGCGCAAGGCGGCCACGGCAGCCGATGACGCACTGATCACCGACGCTGCGCGCGACGCCGCCATGGCGCGGCTCGTGGAGGGCGGCTTCAAGGTCCCGAAGGAGCAGTGAACGATGGCGCAATTCGGCGAATACCGCGTAGGCGTCTCGTTCAATCCGTCTTCTGATCCGGACGTCGACAAGATCAAGGCTCTTGCGGCCGCGCTCATCGACGCAATCGAGGCGGTGGATGATGGCGGAAACCGAGGGGCCGCCTCCGGCGAGGTCCGTCGCCTCAAGGCGCTGGCGATGACCGCCGCCGAGGAGGCCGCGATGTGGGGCGTCAAGGCGGCGACGAAGCCCGAACCCGGCAACTAGGCCACGGCGCTGCCTCTTGCGGAGGCCGGAACCTGACCAGGAGGACACATGGCTTACGCCACGCAGTCGGATATCGAGACGCTCTACGGCGCAGACGCGCTGGCGGTGGCCGACCGCGATGGCGATGGCGTGGCCGATGCCGCAACCGTGTCGCGCGCACTCGAAGCCGCCTCGGCCGAGATCGACAGCTACGTGGGTGTCCGTCACGATCTGCCGCTCGAAGGGGCGCACCCGGTTCTCACCCAGTACTGCGTGGATATCGCGCTCTACCGGCTGAGCGTCGCGGCCACGTATGTCACCGAGGAGGGACGGCAGCGCTACGAGGATGCCATCGCGGCGCTCAAGCGTATCGCGAAGGGCGAGCAGCATCTCGCCATCCCGGCCGACCCCGAGAGCGACGAGGCCGATTTCGAAAGCCCCTCGCCCATCGTGTCGGGCGGCCCCGAGCGCGCCTTCAGCCGCGAAAAGACCCGGGGGCTCTGATGGCAGGCGTCGCGCATCATTTCGAACTGGACACCGCACAGGCGCAAGCCGGGCTGCGCGCGCTCACCGGCTGGCAGATCGCCGATCTTGCCTACAACGTGGGGGCACTGCTGGAGGGCAGTACCCGCGAGCGGATCGCCACCGAGAAAACCAGCCCCGAGGGCGCGCCCTGGGCACCGTGGTCGGAAGCCTACGCCGCCACGAGGCATGGGGGACAATCGCTGCTCATGGGCGGCGGCGGCCTGCTCGACAGCATCGCCAATGTCTCGCGCGGTTCGACGGCCATCGTGGGATCGAACCTCGTCTATGCCGCCACCCACCAGTTCGGCGCTGAACAGGGCGCGTTCGGCACCACGTCGCGCGGCAGCCCCATCCCATGGGGCGATATCCCGGCGCGACCTTACCTGGGCATTTCCGATGAGGACCGTCGCGCTATCGCCGATCTCGTCGAAGGCGATCTTCGGGAGCTGCTGCAATGAGCTCGCTGCTGACCAACCTGCCACAAACGGTGGCCCTGGACTTCAAGCTGCTGCTACCTGGGCTCAAGCAGTGCGACGCGATCGCCGGGCGGTTCAATCTCGAACGCCTCCGCGCCGAAGCCGTGCGTGCGCCCGCCGTTCTCGTATCGCTGCTGGAGCTCACGCAGAAGGCCGGGTGGTCCGGTCCGCGCCACGGCTTCGAGGCGGCGATGGCGGCCTTCGTGGTCACCACCGACCGGATGGGTGCGCTGCCCCGCGACCAGGCCGCGGCCGCCATGGCCGGCCTCATCGCCGCATATGTGCCCGACCAGCACTGGGAAATCGACGATTGCGGCGAGGCGCAGAACGTGCGCGCGCAGCCCATCGTGAATGCCGGCATGGAGAAGTCGAAGGCCAGCCTGTGGGCGGTCACCTGGGTGCAGCCCCTGGTGCTACAGCCCCTGCCCGAGACCCAGCCTGCGGATCTGACGCTCTATCTCGGCACCGCGCCGGAGATCGGGGCGGATCACCAGGACGACTACGAGCAGATCGGAGACACGCCGTGAGCAAGTCCGACGCGGAGGCAGACCGCAAGAGCGGCAACTTCATCGAGATCGGCACGATCACGAACGTGAACGGTCAGGCCGGCCGGGCGCGCGTGAAGCTCGGGGACGTCATCACGCCCGAGATCAAGGTCGCCGCGCTGCGCGCCGGACCGTTGAGCTTTTGGTGGATGCCGGCAGTCGGCGAGCAGGTGCTCGTGGCGAGCCCCGGCGGCGACATCGGTCAGGCGGTCATCGTGGCCTCGCTCTATGCGGGCAACGCGCCCTCCTCCGACGAGGGGGTTCCGATGATCGATCTGAACGGCGGTGCGGGACAGATGGTGATCGACGGCACGCTGGTGGTGACGAAGGACGTGATCGCCGGCGGCATCTCCCTGGTCAACCACGTGCACGGCGGCGTCGTCGCCGGCGGCACGGAAACCGATGTGCCTTCGGGCAATGCTTAAGGAGTGAAGGACATGAGCAAGGGCAAGACACGGGATTACAGGGTCAGGGCAGACGGCTGGGTTGCCGGGCGGCGGCGCAAGGAGGGTGACATCGTGACACTCACGCCGCGGGCCGCGCGCTACGAGAATGTCGAGCCGGCCAAGCCCGCCAAGGAGGCGCAGGACAGCCCGGTCAAGCCGACCGCCTCGAAGAAGCCGGTGGCGTCCAAGGAATGAGCGGTCTCTCCCGGCATACGGCCAGGCCGATGGCGCTTCGTGAGCATGTCTTCCAGTCGATCGCGGACATTCTCACGACGCCTGTCGGCACGCGGGTGATGCGGTGCGACTATGGCTCGCGCCTGCCCCGTCTGCGCGACGCGCCGGGAAACCCCGAGACCGTCACCGAGGTGTTCCATGAAAGTGCCATCGCCCTCGCGCGCTGGGAGCCGCGCTTCGTGCTGTCGCGCGTGCAGCTGAAAGAGGCCGAGGATGGCCATCACAGGATCGAGCTCACAGGCGCTATCGGTGACGAGCGTGTCGAGTTCGAGCTCGACGTGGAGGGGGCAGCGGCATGACGGCGTTTACCCAGGTCGATCTGTCGAAGCTGCCCTCGCCGCAGGTCATTCAGCAGCTCGACTACGAGGCCGAGCTCGAGACGATGAAGGGCATGGTGCGCGCCGCGGCACCCGATCTCGCGCGCGTGCTCGACCTGGAAAGCGAACCGGCCGTCAAGCTGCTGGAGATCGCAGCCTACTACGTGCTGCTTGTCCGCGGCGAGATCAACGACGGCGCGCGAGCGGTGATGCTGGCCCATGCCACCAGCACGGACCTCGACGCCATCGCCGCCAATTACAACGTCGCACGGCTTCTCCTCGACGCCGGTGATCCCGACGCCATCCCGCCGGTCCCGCCCACCTACGAGAGCGATGCCGAGCTGCGCCGCCGGGTGCAGCTGTCCTTCGAGGGGTTCAGCACGGCGGGGCCTGTGGGGGCCTACGTGTTCCACGGGCTGGGCGCTGATCCGGACGTGCTCGACATCGCCGTCGAGAGCCCCACGCCGGGCGACGTGACCGTCACGGTGCTCAGCCGCCAGGGCGACGGAACCGCGCCGGCCGGGCTGATCGCCGCGGTGGACGCGGTCCTGAGCGACGATGACGTGCGCCCACTCACCGATAACGTGACCGTGCAGTCCGCCACCATCCTGACATACGCGGTCGAGGCCACCCTGACGCTCTATCCCGGACCGGATGCCAGCGTGGTGGAGGCGGCGGCCGAGGCCGCCGTACAGGACTACATCGACGCGCAGCACCGGCTGGGCCGCGATGTCACCCGGTCGGGGCTCTTCGCCGCGTTACACCAGCCCGGTGTCCAGAATGTCGACCTGGTCTCGCCGGCGGCGGACCTGGTGGTGGGCGAGGCCGAGGCCAGTCACTGCACCGGGATCACGATCACGGTGGGGGGCACCGATGTCTGACGTGAACCTCCTGCCCCCGAACTCCACGCGCACCGAGCGCGCGCTCGAACAGGCGATGGCCCGCATCGGCGAGGCCGACGTCCCGATCCGGCACCTGTGGAACCCCGACACCTGCCCCGCGCATCTGTTGCCCTGGCTCGCCTGGGCATTCTCGGTCGATGTCTGGGACAGCACCGCGCCCGAGGAAACCAAGCGCGAGATCATCCGGCAGTCCGTCGAGGTACACCGGCGCAAGGGCACCGTGGGCGCGGTCAAGCGCGCCCTGGCGGCGGCGGGCGCGCCTGCCGAGATAGTCGAGTGGTGGCAGGACGGCGCGGCGGCGCACACCTTCAAGGTCCGGGTGGACGTGGCCCGCCTGATCGCGCGCGGCAAGACCTTCAACGCAGCACTGGTCGCGGGGATCGCGGACGGCGTCGACGCGACCAAGCCCGTCCGGTCGCATTACTCGATCCTCGCCTTCTTCGGCATCGAGGCGGAGGTCTATGCCGGTGCGTTCCTGTCCGCCGGGGCGCGGATCGAGGTGCACCCGCTCGTGCCGACGAGCGTGGAGTTGATCGCGACGATCCCAGTTGCCGCGGTTCTGGCCGCGAACGCGCGGATCGAGATTCAATGATGGGAGAGATGGCTTCATGTCCATGCTGATTACCAATGCGGGCCAGTCGGCCGTGGCGCAGGCGCTCGCCGACGGGACGCCGATCACGGTGACCGAGGTCGCCTTCGGCACCGAGGACCGTCACCCCACGGGCGGCGAGACGGCACTCACCACCGAGGTGGTGCGCAAGCCGGTGCTGGCCTCTGGCGTCGACGGGCAGAAGACGTATTTCGACGCGCGGCTCGAGGCCGAGGACGGGCCTTACGTGCTCTACGAGGTGGGCCTCTTCGACGACGCGGGTACGCTGCTGTTCATCGGGCGAATGGAAGGCTTCAACAAGCTGGTGCTGGCCGATCAACCGATCACGCTCGACACGCGCATCCATGTACTCACCTCGCAGTTCCAGAACGTGGTGGTGCAGATCGACACGTCCTTCGCCTTCGTGCCCGCGACACGCCGCGTCGATACCGGCGGCGGGCTGGCGGGCGGTGGCGATCTGAGCGGCGACCGCACGCTGAAGCTGGATATCGGCACGCTGGACGCGATAGCAGGGGCGGACGTGGACCCGGCCACGGACACCTTTGCGCTGCGCGATGCCGATGACGGGGGCAGCCCGGCGCACAAGGCGATCACCACGGAAGAGCTGGCCAAGGCGGTGAAGGCGGCGGCAGGGTTCAGCCACAACCACGCAATCGGGGATGTGACGGGCCTTCAGGCCGCGCTTGATGCGAAGGCCTCGGGAAGCCACGGGCACGCGATTGGGGATATCACCAATCTGCAGGCGGCGCTGGATGCGAAGGCGGGTGCGAGCCACGGGCATGCGATCGGAGATGTCACGGGTCTCCAGACGGCTCTTGATGCGAAGGCCCCCAAGTCGTCTCCGGCCTTCACCGGCAATCCGACGGCACCGACGCAGCCTCAGGGGAACAACTCCACGCGCCTCGCCACCACCGCGTTTGTTCAGCAGGAGATGGCTCAGGTTTCGCCTGATTGGGCGACAATGGAAGAGGCGGAAGCGGGTGTCGACGAGACCAAGTCGATGCACCCCTTGGCGACAGCGCAGGCGATTCAACACCAGACGACAGGTCCGCACTCGCAACACGAGAGCCTGAACGCAATTGCACTGATGTATGTTGATCCCGGCATCACGATCAGTTGGCTGTGGGAGGCCGTTGCAGGAGAAAACCTGAAGTGGACCTCTCCTGACGGTTCGCAAATGACCGCTTACACGGCTCCCGGCACATGGAAAAACGTTTCATACGTCGGGTCGGATCAGCTCGGACTATTCATGAGGGTCGCGTGATGGAATACCGTAATGCCAAGAGCTTGGGCGACGACAGGGTTGCTCTCGAAATTAACCATCCGACCGAAGGTTGGCTGCCATTCACGCTTACACCGGAGGACACGACCCCGGTCGCGGTATTCTTGCGCGAAGCGCTCGACCCGGCCGAAATCGCTCCCTATGCGCCACCGTCAATCGAAATTGCCCGGACGCGCGCTTTGACAGCTCTCGCGAATACCCGCTGGCAGCGCGAAACCGGTGGGATCGAGGTGGGCGGCATGGCGGTGCGCACCGACGACAAGACGCAGGGCCGCCTGACCGCCGCGCAATCCGCCTTCGACAAGGGGCTGATCACCTCCGTCGACTGGAAGCTGGGCGACCAGGCCTGGGTGACGCTTGCCGAGGCGCAGCTCGACCAGATCGTCGCCGCCGTCACCGCCCACGTCGCCGCGTGCTTCGCCGCCGAGAAGGTGGTGAGCGACCAGATCACCGCCGCCCCGGACGTCGATGCCCTCGCCGCGATCGACCTCACCGCCGCATTCGAGGCGGCGTACCAGGCGGAGATGGCACCGTAGGACCAGCCAAAAGGGACAGGGAGAACACCATGAACACGAGCACCAACCTCAACAGCCAGCACAAGGAGACAAGTCATGCCTGAGCAGTTCCTCCACGGCATCGAATACAAGGAAATCACCGACGGCATCCGCCCGATCCGCACCATCCGCGGGGCGGTGATCGGCGTTGTCGTCACGGCCCCCGATCGCGACGCGGGGGTTTACCCCGCCAACACGCCCACTTGGATCAGCGGCCCGCGCCAGGCGGCCGAGCTGGGCGCGACCGGCACGGCCAAGGATGTCTACACGCAGATCTACGCCTATGGCGTGAGCCGCGTGATCATGGTCTTCGTCGATGAGGGCCTCGACGCGGCGGCCACCGAGGCCAACGTGATCGGCGATCCGGTGGCCCAGACGGGCGTCCACGCGCTAACGCTTGCGCAGGCGGTGCTGGGGGTCGAGCCCGACCTGATCGGCGCGCCGGGCTTCACCATGCCCGCGGACCCGGCGACCAAGAACCCGGTCGCCGTCGCACTCGATACCGTCGGCACGACGCTCAAGGCCGAGTTCGCTGCGCAGGGGCCGGTCACCGGCCTCGCCGACCGCACCACCTATGCCGAGCTCTGGTCGTCGCGGCTGATCCGGCTGATCGCCAACCAGATGCGCATCTACGATGCCGACGATGCCGCCGTCGTCACCCAGGAGGCCGAAGCCTCCTATCTCGGTGCCGTCGCCAAGCGCATCATCGACAAGGGCTTCTGGTGGTCGGTGTCCAACACCCGCGTCATGGGGGCGGTCGCCGCGGCGCAGCCGGTGGCCTACATCATCGACGACGGCCAGACCGAAGGGCACCTTCTGTCGGAGCTGGGCTATGCCACCATCGTCCAGGACGACGGGCTGCGGTGGCTGGGCAACCGCACCCGCGCGACCGACCCGCGCGACGCCTTCGCCACCACCGTGCGCACCCGCCGCATGATCGGCGAGAGCATCGTGGAGGGGCACCGCTGGGCGCGTGACAAGCCGATGTCCGACCAGCTCGTGCGCGACATCGTCGACAGCGTGCAGTCCTATCTCGACCGGCTCACCGGGCGTGGCGCGATCCTGGGCGGCAAGGTCTGGGTCGACCCAGAGCTCAACACCGATGACAGTCTGGACATGGGCCAGCTCTTCATCGACGTCGACTGGGGCGACGCGGCACCGCTGGAGCGGCTTACCTTCAACATCCACGACACCAACGAGTACAACAGCCGGCTTCTCGGCGATGTGCCGCTGGCCAGCTAAGGAGACACCGACATGCCCTACCCCCGCGTTATCCGCAACTTCATGGCCTACAAAAACGGGATCGGCTACATGGGCCGCGTCTCGGCAGGCAAGCTCCCCGAGGTCAAGCTGAAGACCGAACCCCACCGTGGTGCCGGCATGGACGGCGAAGCGGCCATCGACATGGGCACCGAGGGGCTCAAGACCGAGCTGACCTTCGACGAATACGTCACCGAGGTCATCAAGTCCTGGGGCACGAACGATCGCATCGTCCTGCGCCCGGCTGCCCAGGCCCGCACCGACGCCCCCGACCAGGCGGCGGCCTACATCTTCACCATGGGTGCGCTGACTTCGTCGCTGGAATTCGACGAGCTCAAGGCCGGCGAAAACTCCAAGATGAAGGTGACCGCCGAAGTCGATTTCCTGAAGATCGAGAAGGACGGCGAGGAGCTGATCAAGATCGACATCGAGAACGGTCAACGCGTCGTCGGCGGTGTCGATCAGCTGGCCGGCATCCGCCGCGCCATGGGTCTTTGAAGGGGGATTGAACAATGGCTGAAATCACCCTGCAAACCCCCGTCAAGCGCAAGGATGATCAAATCAAGAAGGTCACCCTGCGCCAACCTTCCGCCGGTGAGCTGCGCGGCCTGAGCCTGGCACGGCTCATGCAGATGGACGTGAGCGCGATCATCACGGTCGTGCCGCGCATCTCGCAGCCCATCCTCGACGAGGCCGAAGTCGCCGCCCTCGGCCCCGTGGACTTCGCCGCGATCGCGCAGGAGGTGGTCGGTTTTTTCTTCTCGGAGGCCGACCGCAAGGCGCTGGAGGCGGGGAGCCTCTAGAGCTCCCGGATGACCCCGGCGATGCCATGGCCGACATCGCCGCGGTCTTTCACTGGCCGCCCTCCGAGACCGGCGCGATGAGCGTGGAGGTGCTGGCCTATTGGTGGAGCAAGGCGCGCGACCGCGCGCCCGGCGGAGACGGCGATGAGTGACCTGAACATGCAGCTTGTCCTGCGCCTGATCGACCGGGCCACCGGGCCGGCGAAGGCCGCGCTGCAGAAGGTCGAGCAGGCCGGGGCGGCGATGGAGACATCCGGCCGGCGCAACATCGCGCTGGCCGACCGCATGGCCGAGAAGAACCGCGCGAGGTCGGCCGCGCTGCAGGGCGAGGCCGCGCAGGTCATTGGACTTGGGGTGGCGCTGTGGGGGCTGACCGAACCGGCGATCCAGGCCGAAGCGCGCATGGCCGAAGTCTCCAAGGTCGTCGATTTCGAGGAAGCGAACGGTTTCAAGCTTCTGCAGCGTGACATCTCGGCACTCGTAACCTCCGGCGGGCTTGCAGGGACCGCCAACGGCATGATGGACATCATCGCCGCCGCCGGCCGGATGGGCGTGGTGGACGAGAACCTGCCCGACGCCGAGAAGCGCAAGCAGTTGCTCGCCTTCGCCGAGGACGCGACCAAGATGTCGGTGGCCTTTGGCATCTCGGCCGACGATGCCGGCACGACGCTGGCGCGCTGGCGCGAGAACCTCAACCTAAGCCATGACCAGGCAATGGCGCTGGCCGACACCGTGAACTTCCTCGGCAACACGATGGCCACGAACGAGGCCGACATCCTGCAAGTGATCAACCGTCAAGGCGTCGTCGCCAAGACGGCCGGTCTGGCCGAGAACGAGATCGCCGCGCTGAGTGCCACCATCCTCGCCGCGGGGGCCAGCCCCGAGATCGCCGCGACCGGCATGAAGAACTTCACCAACGCGCTGGTGAAGGGTGAGAGCCTGACAAAGCGGCAGCGCGGCGTGTTCCAGGAACTGGGGATTGATGCCGAACAAATGGCCGTGCGGATGCAGACCGACGCGACCGGCGGCATCATGAGTGTGCTGGAAGCGTTCCAGCAGGTCGACGCGCATCGGCGCAATGCGCTGGTCGGCGCGCTCTTCGGTGAAGAGGCCAAAGGCGCGATCATGCCGCTCATCGCCAACACGGACATGCTGCGCCAGAGCTTTGCGAACACCGCAGACGCGACCGCCCATCTGGGGCTGATGGAAGAGGAATACCGCCGCCAGGCCGAGACCACGCTCGCCCAGCGCCGCCGCCTGCTTCAGTACCTGAACGCGGTCTCAACCACGATCGGCAGTGCGCTCCTGCCCATGCTCAACGAGCTGATGGAAACCATCATGCCGGTAATCGGCCAGATCACCGAGTGGGCGGCTCAGAACCCCGAACTGATCGAGCAGCTGGGCTGGGTCGTGGCGGGGCTCTTCGGGTTCAAGCTGGCCAGCCTTGCGCTGCGCTTCGCCCTCCTGCCCCTCTTCTCCGTCGTCGGTGGCGGCGTCCGTGCCTTCGGGCTGATGCAGCTCGCATTGGCGACCCTTGCCGGACGCTCGCCCCTGAAACTCGGCTCGCTGGTCAAGCCGCTGGTCTGGGGACCGGCGTTGATCCCGAAACTCACGAAGGCGGCCTGGGTTGCAATGGCAGTGGGTAGCAAGCTCGCGGTATCCGCACTGGTCAAGCCGCTGGCGTGGGGTGCCCGGCATGTGCCGCCCATCAACTGGGTGGCACGGGCAGGAGCGCTAAGCTGGACAAGGTTGATCCGCCCCCTGGTATGGGCCGCGTTTCGTTTCATCCCCGTGATCGGGTGGCTCAGCCTGGCGGGCGCTTTGGCTTGGAACTTCCTGATCAAGCCCCTCGGTTGGGACAAGTACCTGCCGTCGATCGAATGGGATACTATCGTCGGGTCGCTGTCCTGGCGGGGCAATATCCCGGTCATCAACTGGTCGGAATTCGCCTCTGCGTTTTCCTGGCCGGATTGGATAGGTGAGTTGAGCTGGGACGAGTTCCTCTCGCCCCTCGCATGGTGGGATTGGGTCGCATCCTTCGAGTGGGCCAGCCGGATCAACAGTCTGGCATGGAGTGTTTTCGTCCCGATGATGAACCTTGCCGACTTCATCGGGAAGCTGGTCTGGTTCAACGTGATCGAGCCCCTCGGCTGGGACAAGTACTTGCCCAGCATAGATTGGTCGCGTGTCTGGGGGGCATTCTCGTGGGAGGGCTGGCTCCCTGAAATCAGGTGGGCAGAGTTCATATCCGCGATCACCTGGCCGGAGTGGATAGGCAACCTGAGCTGGGCCGATTTCATCCCGCTGATCGCCTGGAGCAACTGGTTTTCCTTCACCTGGGCCAGCGTACTGCCGAAGTGGGACTGGCGCGCGATTATTCCTGAGTTCAATCTCGGCACCCGCATGTCGGTGTCGGAGCGTCAAGCGCTCAACAAGCCAAACGTCCCCGGGCCGCCCCGTGACGGCGGCTCGAAGGTGGATGGACAGCGCGCCTTGGGTGGCGGGGTGCGGGCAGGCTTTACCTATCGGATCAACGAGCTGGGCGAGGAGTTGTTCACACCGGGCACCAATGGCCGCGTGACACCGGCGCGCGAGGCCGCGCCGCTTCTGGCCGCGGCGGCAGCCTTCGGCGGAAACGCGGCAGCCTTCGGCGCGTTGCCCGCCCGTGCGGCGGCGGTGATGACGGCCGCCAGCCTCGGGCTGGGGCTGGCCGGAACCGGCGCGGAGGCAGCCCCGGCCTTCACCACCGGCCCCGCAACGCAGGACGCGCGGCCAGCCGTGCGCATCGTCGCGCCTGGGCCGGGGGCACGGCCCGGGGTGACCGTTCGGGGTACAGCGCCGACGGCTCCGACCTCGCGCTCGGTGACCATGACGGTAGGCGATATCCACGTCCATACCGCCCCGGGCCAGTCGCCCGAGGCGATCGCGGAGGCGGTCATGGAGAAGATCGATCGCGCGCGCCGCCGGGCCGACGACGCGCTGCATGACGGGGGCGACTATGATTGACCTGGTGATGATGGCGCTGGGCAGCTTCCGCTTCGGCATGCGGTGGGCCGATTACCAGAAGGCCACGCATCACGCGGCCTATCGCTGGGAGCAGCTCAACCGCGTCGGGCGCAAGCCCGCGGCGCAATATGCCGGTCCCGGTGTCCAGACGATCACGCTTGAAGGGGTGATCTACCCGCATTTCCGGGGTGGCCTGCACCAGCTCACGGCGATGCGCGCCATCGCGGGCACCGGCGTGCCGCTCTTCATGACCGACGGGATGGGCTGGGTCTGGGACCGCTGGGTGATCGTGTCGGTGACCGAGACGAAATCCATGCTCATGGCCGATGGTGCGCCCCGCAAGATCGAGTTCTCCGTCGAGCTGCAATCCTACGGCAGCGACGGCATCCTGGGCAGCGGCGTGTTGGGGCTGATATGACCAATTACATCACCATCGAGGGCGAACGGCTCGACCAGATCGCGTGGCGCGAGCTGGGCGACGCGCACCTGGTACCCGCCATCCTCGCCGCCAATCCCGGCCTCGCCGCACGGGGGGCAACCCTGCCCGCGGGCCTGCGCATCATCTTGCCCGAGGCCCCCGACCCCAAACCCGACCCGGTACAGCCGATCCGGCTCTGGGGCGGATCATGACGCCGGATTTCCGCATCATCGCGGGCGGCACGGACGCAACCGCGATCATCCGCGACCGGCTTCTGAGCCTGACTGTCGTGGACGGGGACGAGGAGCGGGCCGACCGCCTCACCCTGGAGCTCGACGCGCGCGACGCCCGCGTGGAGCTGCCCGAGACCGGCGAGGTCCTCGAGGTCTCGCTCGGCTTCCGGGAAACCGGCCTCGTGGAGATGGGCCGGTTCACCGTGGACGGGCTCAAGGGGCGCGGCCCGGCGCTCACCCTGACCGTCGAGGCAACAGCGGCCGACATGACCGGCCCGCTGCGCGCGCCCCGTTCCACCGCCTGGGAGGACAAGACGCTGGGCGATATCACCGGGGCGATCGCCGCGCGCGGCGGGCTGACCGCCGCCGTCTCACCCCGGCTCGCCGGTATCCACATCGCCTACGAGGCTCAGACGGTCGAGAGCGACCTGGCCTTCCTGACGCGCCTGGCCGAGCGCTTTGATGCCACCGCCAAGCCCGCCGGCGGGCGGCTGGTAATCACCCCCCGCGACCGGGGCGAGGCGACCGACGGCAGCGCCCTGCCGTCCGTGCCGCTCTCCACCGAGCGGCTGCAGGGCTGGGAGTGGGACATCGTCGAGCGCCAGCGCGTGGGCCGCGTCGAGGCCGAATGGCGCGACGTGGACACCGGCACCCGCGACACGGTCACCGCCGGAGAGGGCGACCCCGTTCACCGTTTGCGCCATGTGCATTCCAGCGAGGAAGAGGCCCGGCGCGCCGCCGAGGCGAAGCTGCGCCGCGCGAAACGCGGCAAGCTGGAGCTCAATGCCCGCCTCGCGGGGTTCGAGCCGGCACTCTTCGCGGGCGGCAATATCGCGGTCAGCGGCGTCTATCCCGGCATCGACGGCACGTTCCTCGTCAAGCGGGTCGAGCACCGCCTCGCCGGGGCGCTGACCACCCAAGTGCGCGCGCAAGCCTCCGAGCGGGGCGGCGCGAACGCGACAGGCCCCTGAGTGAGGGGCCACCGGGCGCGCCAACGCCCGGTGACACGGGGGCACGGTTTGCGACCAACGCCCCGCCGACCCGTCAGAACTCAGGGCCGCACCTCGCCCCGGAGGGCGGCGGCTACCGTGGAGCGATTCGCCTTGAAACACCATGAACACCCACCTTTAACCCCCGTTGAAAGAACCCTTCCCGTCGCGCCGTGGCTGGGCGGCAAGAAGAACCTCGCCAAGCGCATCACCAGCATCCTCGACAGCACACCCCACACCACCTACGCGGAGGCGTTCGTTGGCATGGGCGGCGTGTTCCTGCGCCGTGGGATGCGCCCCCGCGCCGAGATCATCAACGATCGCGGCCGCGACATCGCCACGCTCTTTCGTATCCTGCAGCGCCATTACCCGCAGTTCCTCGAAGTCCTGCGGTTTCAGCTCACGACGCGAGCCGAGTTCGAACGACTGGTGAAGACCGACCCGGCCACGCTCACCGATCTGGAGCGTGCGGCCCGGTTTCTCTATCTCCAGCGCACCGCCTTCGGCGGCAAGGTATCGGGGCGGAATTTCGGAGTGTCAAAGGACCGGCCGGGCCGGTTCAACCTTTCGACGCTGGAGCCGATGCTCGAAGATCTGCACACGCGCATGTCCGGCGTTGTCATCGAGTGCCTGGACTACTCGGATTTCATCCGGCGCTACGACGGCTCCGGCACCCTCTTCTACCTCGACCCGCCCTACTGGGGCTGCGAGACCGACTATGGCAAGGCGATGTTCGAGCGCGCTGACTTCGAGCGACTGGCCGAGCAGCTGGCAGACATCAAGGGGCGGTTCCTCATGTCCATCAACGACGTGCCCGAGGTGCGCGAGGTGTTCGCGGGGTTCGAGATGATCGAGGTCAGCACCTCATATAGCGTTGGCAGCCGAAACGACAGAAGGAGGAAACGGCAGGAACTATTGATACGCTGAAGGAAACCACCATTGGACAAAGATACGACTTTGCCGAGAGTGCTTGAGGAGGTCGTGCGATCCAGTTACAAGGCGTTCCAAGGTCAACCGGTCGGGTATTAAGGGAGTTCTGGTTTGAAGAAGCCCGATCTGCAACTCGAGCGGATGCGGCAGCGGCTTGCTGAGAAACGGAACTTAAGAACTCAGTTCAGGAAGCGCTACGGAGCACAGCTTTCCCGTCAGAAGCACGCCTCAAATATTGTCGCTCCGAGGGTTCTGTCTGTGTCGAGGAACGGAACCGAAACCCTCTCGTTTCTGCAGCAATTCAAGGACGCTGCGCTCAGCACTCATCGGTTCAAGTTTCGGGGGCGCTGGCGGTATCGAGAGCTATTTGTGGATTTTTCAAAAGTAGAAGAGATTTCTGTGCCCGTTGCGGTCATCATCGCTGCCGAGCTTGACCGTTGGGCACGGATCCGCAAAACACAACTTCGAGCAAGAAACTCAAAGCGCTGGCACCCACGAGTTAGACAGTTGATGGACCACATCGGCGCTTTTGAGCTGCTAGGCATTCGCACGCCGGTTCGGGAAGCGGAACTGTTCTCGAAGGAACTCTTCATCCTGAAAATCCGATCAGGGGAAAAATCTGACAACGAAAAAGTCCACAAACTCCAAACGGAGTTGGCGCGAATTGGCACCGACACTCCACGCTTCACGCCCAAGAAATACGTTTTTGAGGGGCTGAGCGAGGCGGTTGTCAACTGCATCGATCACGCATACCCAACAACCGGAGGTACGCCTCCCAAGTTCCCTTACGCCGGTCATAGGTGGTGGGCCAGCGCGTGCGTAGACCCAGACAAGGAATCGTTAAGATTCTTCGTTTACGACCAAGGTGTGGGGATACCCGCAACGATCGAAACCAAGAAGGGGTGGCTGGATGACATAGCCGCGCGCCTCAAAAGCGTCAGTTTTCTCAAGTATCACGCAAACCTCATCGAAGGGGCCGTTGAAGTAGGTCGTACAAGCACTGGATTAGCCGGTCGAGGCAAGGGGTTGAAGCAGATGGTTGAGGTTATTGACAATGCTGGATCAGGCAACATTCGGATCATCAGTGGTCGCGGAGATGTTACGATCGACCATCAAAATGTGGTGGAAAAGAGCAACCTGAGTTCCCACATCGGAGGAACTCTGATAGAATGGAGCATCCCCATCGATGCCTTTATGTGAGACGCACCCGCAGATGACCGACGTATCGATCGCTAAGGACTACACGATGTATCCCGGTGGTCGCTTCCGTAGACATGGGAAAGGTAGCGGAGAGGAGTTCCGTGAAATCTATCTCGAGCCTACGCTCCGGGATGGGGGTAGCGTCAAGGTTCTCATGGATGGTGTTGCCGGTTATCCCGCGTCGTTCCTCGAGGAAGCGTTTGGCGGGTTGATCAGGGCGGGCCTTACTTATGAACAGATTGACGGTCTCTTGACCATCGAGGCTCAGGACCCTTCCTACCAAGTCTACGTTGATAAGGCGTGGCAATATATCTCTGACGAGGCCCGGCAAGCGAAGCGCAGCAGTTAACAGTTGATGGTGCTTACCTTCATAGGTGGCCTTCTGGGCGGTCTGTTCAGCCACATCGCGTTGAAGCTTGTGAATACCATCTTTGCAAATGCAAGGCGCAGAGAAGAAGACCTCGATAACTATTTGGAAGACTTGCGGCAAGCTTTGGATCGGCTTGTTGAAGATTGCGAGCAGTATTGGAGCTTCCTTGGCGATACTCCCCCGCCTGACGAGGCGGTCCGCGCCGCCCGCATTGTCGCAACGCTACATGACATCAATGGTTTGGCACTGTCTTTGTTTCAAGAGTTCCCAAGTAAGTGGGAGCTCACCCGAGCGGAGTGGGCTGTTCTCTACGAAAGCGCTTCTGGCGGTGAGTTCAAGAACCCAGAACGTTCCCCAGACCCCGATCGACTGCAAGCGATCGCCTTGCATGCCCTGGCCCTCAAACGAGACGTTCGCGTGCGTCGAAATCAGATCCGTTCACGCTGGTTCGACTGATCAGTCGCATCTGTCGGCACGCTTGTTAGACCGAGCGTTGCTGCAAATCTTACTGTAATTCTCTGCAAACTTTGGTGTCACGCTACAAGGGCCGCGGGGCGTGCGCGAGATCGCGCTTGTCGGCGGCGGCGGAAAGGTTTAATCTGAACCGGTCGGTTCAGCGTATGACGGTAAGGCCGTAATGCGCGGCCT